CCTTTTACGTCTTGGGGAAATTGCGTTTATAGACAAACTATTCAATCGGATTTCCCGTGTAAAAGCGGGAAGAGGATTGATCAATTGGTTTAATAGACTAGTTGATTTAATCTTCGGAGGAAGAAGACAATCTATGACTCGAGTCACCGTAGTTTTTGTAAGAGATCTATTTCGCCTACGTTCGGCGTCGGGAGTTCGTGGCGTGGTTTTATATTTAAAAGCATGTCACGTCCTTACGATGCAGGCCGCAGGTGGAATGCGGATCCCGTCTACGCAACCCTTAAAAGTTGCGGTGGCGAGGTCCTCGGACGGATTTCCGCGGATTATTCCGGCAGTCCATCGCCGTAATATCAGGAATGGTGATCATCTGACGCTCCGTCTTTGGCTTAGCTTATTTTCCGTTTACCGGATCTTAAGTTATAAGTCAATGGCGTCGCTGAAGACGATTACTGCTCCCGGAGTCCCAGGATTAGAGTCGAAGTTTGGTGGGAGCATCCGTCGCTTCTGCCAGGCTTTTAGTCTGACTCCTGGTTCTCTCCAGCGGGAACTGAAAGGTTCTCCTATAAAAACTATGATTTACAAATCATCTCCGACCACTGCGGGTCTCGCTAAGGAGTTGAATACTTGATCGTATTCATCCTCCTGAGTGGGATTGCAGCAGGCGGCAGTCTCTTTATACGCGGCCCCTGTTTGAGGGGCATTTTCTGACTTTTATACGCTCTGGTCCCAACGTGGGGCTAGATCGGATTCAAGCGGAAATCTGGTTGCGTGTATAGAGGAATTGGCGTTGTCGGCTACTAGTACCCTTGATTCTGAGTTGGCGTCCAAAACTGGGTTTCGACCCGGTTCGGTTGGCCGTCTCGGTTTCAAGCAAGAAGCCGCAGGGAAGGTCCGTGTCTTCGCTATGGTTGATTGCTGGACTCAGTGGTTGTTACAACCGCTGCATCTGGCTCTCTTCCGTATCTTAGATACGTTTCCTGCGGACGGTACACACGATCAGTTGCGACCGATAAAAAGATTGATTGGAATGGGGTTTACCTCATTCTGGTCTTTCGATTTGTCGGCAGCGACTGACCGGTTACCAGTTTCCATCCAGGCGTCCCTTTTGGATTACCTACTCGGTGATACTGAGTCAGGTCGTCCTGCGGGGCAAGTCTGGGCGGAGCTGTTAACTAAACGGTCTTACGATGTACCTAAGTCGTCAGGGGAGACTCTGATTCCTTTCGATGCACCGAAGTCCGTAGTGTATGCTGTTGGTCAACCGATGGGGGCACTGTCCTCTTGGGCAATGCTCGCATTGGTTCACCATTTCTTGGTTCACTTAGCTGCTGAAAGATGCGGTTATGTGATGGGAACTTTCTCAGCGTACGCCGTGTTGGGTGACGACGTTGTGATTGCGAATGGGCGTGTCGCTCGTTCGTACTCACAATTGATGGGCGAGATCGGGGTTGAGATAGGTTTCGCGAAGTCCTTGGTTTCCCGAAAGGGGGCCTTGGAGTTTGCGAAGCGTTATTTCATCCTTGGAGTAGATTGCTCTACTGTAGCTTTACGAGAAGTTGCAGCATCAATTATTTCGATGACAGCTGGTCTCGAGTTCGTACGTAAGTATGGATTGGGGATCGGTCGTTATTTATCCGTCTGTGGATACGGTTATCGGGTGAAAGCTCGATTGGCCGTACTCTTATCGTTACCATCGCGGGTACGAAACCTTGCTGTGGCTTGGTATTCTCCTATGGGAGTAGATCCTGTCCCGGTAGCCTTGTGGATTTCAATGAAGGCGGCGCTTAAGCCTTTAATTGAAAATTCACCTGGTTACCTTCCTAATTTAGAGCCTTCATTACGTCCAATACTGGAAACAGTTGAACGGCGTCTGAGAGCCTGAATTAAGAGTACGGCAGGATTTACCTATCGGAACATACCAAAACCTAAGGGTGAAGACATGATTATTTCTCCAAAACCGGAGGATAGTCGTCGTTGATGTACCTACTTTACTTTAAGGGATCAAATCAACAGAGCCGTTTGGACTCTGCGGATAGATCTGCGAGCTATCCAGATGCTTCTTGTGAGACTTTCTCGCAAGGAGTGTTTGGATGAAGCTGACCTTAAAGACGTTTGAGGGGTAAGAGCTGACTCTTTACTCTTTCGGACGGTGCAGCAAATTCTAAAGCCTCGTAAAGAGTCTCCCTCACGGGTGGCTTTTAACGAGATAGTAAGACTGAGAAATAGGCTTGTAAAGAGTCTAGTAGTTCTTCAGGGTCCGGAAGGTCCATCGTCATTTGTGATGGTGGGAACGAAGGATGAGAAGGGAAAAGTTTGTAAATAGTCTCGAGGAAAAGGTCAGTTTTGCTGGCCAAGGATTGTCAACTTTCTTCAACGATACCTCTTTCGAGAGGTTAGTTAAAAATAAGTAAACGCACCTGAGCGCAACCTACTTCTTAAAGTATCTTCGGATACGGGGTAGAAG